TTCGGCGCGGCGAAGATGACGGGCAGGAAGGACGGGTCCTTGATCTCGCCGTCCCGCACCTTGTGCGACCGCTCCCACAGGTCCCATGCAAGGTTCTGGTCACCCTTGCCGGCGGTGGAGATGATCCACGTCAGCGGCTGGTCCCGCTTGCCCATGGACGTGCGGATGACGCGCCACAACTCCCGCCCTTCACCGGCCGGCCAGGCGTGCACCTCGTCGGCGATGAACAGCGACACGTTCAGGCCGTGCTTCGAGTAGGCCTCGTGCGAGATGGCCTTCAGGAAGCTGTCGGTCTTCGGGTGCTTGATGGTCTTCAGGCTGTCCTGGGTGCGCGTGATCCGCGTCAATTCGACGTCCGCCTCGATGAAGCGCCGGGCGCTGTCGTAGGCGATGGAGGCTTGCCCCCGGTCGGAGGCTGCCAGCGTCACCTGTCCGGCGGCGTCGCGCTCGGGCCCGAACAGGTGGAGCAGGCCCAGCGCCGAGACCAGCGTCGTCTTGCCGGCGCCGCGCGGCACCCACAGGGCCACGGTGCGAATCCGGCGGCGGCCGTTGTCGTCCACGTCGCCGTAGACCCGTCGGATTAGGCGTTCCTGCCACGTCGCCAGGGCCTCGGCCATGGGCTTCCCGGCTAAGGGGCCTTCGGTGAGGGTGAGGTTCTTGACGAACTGCACGGCCCTCTCGCCGCGCCCGAGAGGGTCGGGGATCGGGCTGTCATCGAACAGCCACGCGGGCCGGCAGGTGTTGGGGTCGACTTTGGGCGACTTCTTCCGCCTAGCCATCAATCAGGCCTCCCCACTTGCCGCCCTTGTCGTCGTCGCCCTGTCTGCCGGCGCGGTGCCGCGACACAGGGGTAAGGCCTAATTCGGCGGCCAACTGGCGGGCGATGGTCATGGCGCTGTGCATGGTGCGGAAGGCAGGATGCGGGCGGGGCGCGCTGGTCTCCGACTGGACGAACATGGGCTCGGCGGCCAGGACCTTCTGGCACTGGCGGACCTGCGCGATGGCGAGGCAGTAGTTTTCCACCTGCCCCATGTCCTCCGAGGACAGTGTTCGGCGGTTCGTCAGGCCGGGCATGATCCGGCGCCACTCGTCGGCGGCTTCCTCGGGGAACCACTCGGGCACCGGCGGGACCTGTGACAGGCCGCCGTCGATGGCTTTCAGTTCCGGCTTCGCCCCTCGCATCGTCCTATTCCACGCTCTCTGTGTGTAATTCCAGCCACTGCCGCCGGCCGATCTCGCGCACCTCGCGGATGTTGAATTCGGTTCCGTCGTACCGGATCTGCATCGCGGTCGTGATGCCGGCGCGGAAGCGGATGGTGAACACGACGCGGCGCTCGGCCGTCACCTGCTGCGCCTGGATGAACTCGCGGCCGGTCTGCTGCTTGACGTGCGCGGCCACCGTGGCGAGGTCCTGCCAGCCGCCGGGGATCGTCCCGCCGTAACCGTCGTCGATGAGGCCTTCCTCGCGGATGGTGATGGTCCGGTCCAGTGCGCCCGCCTGCATGGTCAGAAGCTCCAGGCCCGGTAGTCGCGGACAATCTCGGCGACGTTCGATGGCAGTTCGTTCACGATGTTGCCGACATTCACCACGCCCCGCAGGTCATAGTGGTGCGTGGCAAGCTGCTTGATGGCTGTCTTCAACGGCGGGGGCACGTCGGATGCGGTGCCATAGCCGACCGTGTAGACCACTTCCACCGCGTCGGGCCGGTCCTGCGTCGCCGGCCATCCGCCCACGGGGACGATGCGGCCTTCCTCGCCGGTGCTGACGCGGTAGTCAGTGCCCTCGGTGAGGGGCCGGAGCGTCCCGGCGGTGTCGAAGTAGCGGACGCTGCCCACGGCCGTGAGAGGCCCCAGGGGAAGCGCCAGCACGGCGGGGAAGGCATCAAGGGTGAGCGTCCACCCCTGTGTCACCAGGGCCTTGCCCGTGGCCTTCTCGATGCGCTGGCAGCACGAGGCGATCAGGTCATTGACCGTCGCGTCATCCTCGCCCACCGACAGGCGGAGCCAGGTGCACGCCTCGGCGAGGCTCACCGGCTGCTCGGCCGGCGCTGTGGTCAGGGTGTGCGCCATGTTCTACACCTCGCGCTCGGAAAAATGGTTCAATTCAGCCGCGTCCCACGCGTGACCCCCCGCGCGGTCGTGTGGCGGTTGTGGGAAATCAGCGACCCCCTTACCCCCGTCCAGGGCCTCGGCGATCAGGGCCGCCGCGTCGTCGTGGGCCTCGGGCCAGAAGCCGGCCTCCGCTGCCTTCTCCAGCCTGGCAATGCGGGCCTGCTGTGCCTTCCTGCTGGCCTCGATGCGGCGCATCAGGGTCTTGCGGTAGTGGCGGCGCTTGCCGGCGGGCACTCGGGCAAGGTGGGCCTCTACCTGGGGCAGGTGGTGGCGGGCGAACTCGGCCTCTTGCCGGGCCAGGTCTGCCTTGGCGTTCTCGGCCTCCTTGAGCAGGGCGGCGCGGGCCTCGGCGGCGTCGGTGTCCAGTTCGGTCATGCGGCCACATCCTCGACCGGGGCGGGCGCGCTGCCGATGGCGGCCAGGGTCTCGGCCTTGTCGGGGTACGGCCCCAGGTCCTTGAAGGCGATGCCGTCCGCCGTGACGACGGTCAAGTGCATGTCGCCGCCCAGGTGCATGGGCAGGGCGTGCTTGCGCGCCACGGTCTGTTGCACGAGGGCGAGGCGCTGCATCTGCTCAGGCGTGATGTCGGGCGGGAAGGCATGGGCGCCGAGGGTGGGGGCGAGGAAGGTGCCCTCGCCGTACTCGGTGCGCTTGATGCTGCCGTCCGTCTCCATGGTCAGCTTGTAGACCAGGGGGCCGTCAGCCCAGGCGCACACGGTGGCCTCGCTCGGGCGCTCCTTGGCCTGCGGCACGTCGTTGTAGGCGGCCATCATCATGGCGACCACGCCGTCATGGGCGATCATCGGGTCATCGCAGTGGGAGAACATGCCGCCGACGTAGTTCCCGACGCGCACCGGGCCGCGCACCGTCAGGGCGGCGTGCATGGGCTCGCTGGTCACCACCTTGGGCGAGAGGGCCACCGGCCGGGCGCCGATATAGGCGGCGGTGTCGGTCAGCATGAGGATGCGGTCGCGCCGCACGTGGATGTTGCACACACTCATTGAAGGGCCTCCGTCACGGCCATGGTTGTTGAGGGGTCGTTGATGGCGTCCGCGGGGAACTCGTCGGCGCCGCGGGCTCCGATGTCCTCCATGTACTGCATGGCCTCGGCCTGCTTGCGGGTCGTCTCGTTCACCTCCTGCAAGGATTCCCAAGCCTTGCGGATGGCGGGCTCCATCTTGTCGTAGGACTCGCCCAGGACTTCGCGCCATTGGGCTTCCTCGCGCGCCCATTGGGCCGCTTCCTTCTGGCCGCTGGCGGCAAGGCGGGCGATGCGGGCTTGGCGCTCCAGGTCGGCGACGATCTGCTTCCCGGCCTTCTCCTGCTCGGCAAGGATCTGGTCCACGTCGTAGAGGGCGGACCGGAACTCGTCGGCGGCCGTCTTGGCGTCGCTGCTGGAGGGCACCGGGGCGCCGCGTCCCGAGGGCTTCCCACCGGCGGGGCGGATGTCGCCGATCACCAGGGGCTCGCTCTTACGGGCCTCCAGGATGGCGTTGATCTTCTCGTACTCGTCGCGGATGGTCTCCGCCTCGATGCGAAGGCCTTCCATCTGCGCGTCGGTGAAACCCTTTCCGGTGTAGAACCGGATTTCGTTCATCTTCGCCTGATAGTCCTCAAGCAGGCCTGCGGCCTTGCGCTCCAGGCCGTAGGTGCTTTCGTTCTCGGTCTCGCGGAACAGGTCGATCACCAGGCCGGCAGCCTCGGCGACGTCCTTCACGCCGGCCGCTACCGTCTCGATGGTCGGCAGGATGTCCACCAGGGCGGCGGAGAGGTTGACGGAGATGATGCGCTCGAAGGCCTCCATCTTCCGGTTGGCCTCGGTCGCCTTCTCGATCAGGTCCTTGTCGACCACAAGGCCCAACTCATGGGCTTCGCGGCGCATTCCGGTCAGGGCATCGGCGCCTTGGTTGACCAGGCGGACGAACTGCTCGCCGCCCTGGCCGCCGAAGATTTCATCGGCGATGCGGATCTTCGCGGCCTCGTCCAAGCCTTCCATGCGCTGGATCAGGTCGATCATCA